AGTACCTGCACTTCCGTCCTCACAAAGATCGTAACTTTGTGCCGATTGGCGGCGAGCGGCAGGCCGTTAACCAAGACGCCATTGTGAAACTGATCGGCTGGGCAGGTAACTTGACCTGCTCGGGCGCCCAGTTCCAAGGCGTGTTGATTGATTAAGAGGGCAAAAAAATGTCTATTTCTGTAAGCAATATGATCGGTGTTTCGCTTGAATACACCGACACCTCGCCCTCGTTCGCCGTTGGCACCGTCGTCAACTTGAGTGACGGCGGTCAGGCCATCTATGTGCAGGCGGCTTCAACTTGTGCAACGTGGTCGGCTGTGACCGTCACCGTTGACAACAAGGTGGCTCCGCTCACCACGACCAACTCTGCCAATTCCAAGGCGGTTGGTTTTGCACAGGTGTCCATTGCCTCGGCGTACTACGGCTGGGTGCAGTTGGGCGGCAAGCCGCGTGTCAGCGTGTTGGTCGGCTGCCAGCCGAACGTCCCGCTGTTCACGACCGCAACTCCGGGCGCTCTTGACGACGCCACGGTAACTGCGGGCTTGGTCGCGGGCCTTGTGGCGACGACTTCAGCGGCTTCTGCCTCTGCGGTCACCTGCATTGCGGGCTACCCCCATGTCCTTACAGGGTTGAACGCTTAATGCAGCCTCTGGAGATCACGGTTCAAGCGGCGGGTACAGCGGAGGAGCTTTGCTCCAACATTCGCTCGGCGCTTGGCCGTGGTCTACCAGAACTGACCCCCACTCCCATTAAGCACGATGGAACATTCGTGTGCGTGGCGAGTGGGTGGTCTATGCCCGATTTCGTAGAGGAAATCAGAGCGCACCGCAAAGCCGGTCGGCCCATTGTGGCAATCAAGGCAGCGCATGACTTCCTGTGCGAAAACGGCATCCAGCCTGATATGTGGGTCAACCTTGACCCGCGTGACCGCACTAGCGGCATCCAAAAGGCTAACGACCATACGGTGTATCTCGTTGCCTCACGCTGCCCGCCCGTCACGTTTGACTACCTAAAGGGCAAAAACGTATGGCTGTGGCACTCATGGGCAGACGGCCCCGAGATGCAGGCGATTGGCCCCGGCAAGTTGGCCGTGGGTGGCGGGACGACATCGGGACTTCGTGCCATCAACATTGGTTATCTGCTCGGGTTCCGCAACTTCGTGCTGTACGGGTACGACAGTTGCAACCGGGCAGATGGCTTGAAGCGTTTTACCGGGGAATTCACCGGCCCATCCATTGACGTTCATGTGGGCGGCCCAACCGGCAAGAAGTTTAACTGCAACATGGCGATGGCCCAGCAAGCCAACGAGTTCCAGAAACTGTTTGAGGTGATGGGCGACATCAACGTGGATGCGCGTGGCCCCGGCTTGATTGCCGAGATCATGCGAGTGCGCCACGAACAGGCAAAGGCAGCCTGATGGCTATTCCCTCTCGCGTACTCGGATCGGGCGTGAACGGCCTGTCCACCGTCTCCATTTGCGGCGACGGCAACGCGAGCGTGAGCGCAGCCGGTACGTCGGCAGGCAATGCCACGGCCATCACATTTGTTTACAACAACGTCACGACGGTAGGCTCTGGCGCAGGCGTTAAACTGCCGCCGACCGAAATGGGCGAGACGATCATTGTTAAGAACAGCGGCGCGAACCCGCTGACCGTGTACCCATACGATACGGGTAGCAGCATCAACAACGTCGGGTATGGCACGATTAACCCTGACTGCTCGGCCATGTTCTATGCCGTGAGCAATACGCTCTGGGAAGAACTGCAAGGCTTTGGGCGAGCGGTGCCGATCCTGCATTACGGTGCGTTTAGCGACACGACGTTGCAAACGGCAGCATCTATCAACACCGCCTACGCGATGACGTTTAACACGACGGACGCGGCGAATGGCGTGTCTATCGGCTCGCCTACCTCTCGGCTTGTGGTGGCTAACCAAGGCGTCTACAACGTGCAGTTTTCCGCACAGTTGGACGAAACCTCTGGCGGCACGGCTAACGTCTACATCTGGCTACGCAAAAACGGCACAAATGTCGCCAACACCGCCAGCACGGTTGCTCTGCAAGGCACTTCGGCGCGTACCGTAGCCGCGTGGAACTTCATCATTCAACTTGAGCCTACCAACTACGTTGAGTTGATGTGGGCAACCGATACCACAAACGCTAGAATTCTCGCAGCCAGCGCCACAAGCGTATGGCCTGCGATCCCCTCGGTCATTTGTACCGTCACACAGGTCAACAACCTGTAATCCCCACAGGAGCAAGGACAATGCCACTAGATAGCGATGTTTCTAACGCCGACGCACAGTTGCACGTTGAGTTTTACGTCAAGGACGATGGCCCCGGCAAAGGCAAGACCTACTGCCGCATCATGGCTCCCGGCGATAAGACCAACATCATTGACCAGCCCTCACGCGACGAACATAAATCACGGTTCCCGCGCCAATGGCTGTACTTTCAGACGCAACAGAGCGATGGCGTGGCCGCAGAAATTGGCACCCCGCTGTCGGAGTGGCAAAAGGACGCTCCCGAGGAAATTACACGCGACCAGATTGCAGAACTGGTTATTTTGAAGTTTGTGACGGTAGAGCAGTTGGCTCTGGCGTCGGACGCGCAACTGCAACGCATCGGCATGGGTGGAGTTGGCCTGCGCGAGCGGGCAAAACTGTACTTGAACCGCAAGAACCGCGCTGAAAGCAGCGCAGAACTTGAGGACACCAAGCGCCAGTTGGCCGAGTTGCAAGCACAAATGGCGGCCTTGATGGAGGACAAGCCTCGTCGTGGTCGCCCGCCGAAAGAACTAACGGAGGCATAGCATGGGCAGCACGATGGTTGAACTCATACAGGAATGCACCGAGGAGCTCGGTATTCCTACGCCGTCCACCGTCGCTGGCAATAACAGCCAAGACGTTGTGCAGTTGCTCGCGTTGATGAACGCTGTTGGGTATGAGCTTCTCCGTCGTGCTGATTGGCGCGAACTGACCCGCCAATACACCTTTTACACCGAAGCCACTACGGCCACGGGTAACTGGGTCAACGGTGTCGCCGCAATCACCGGGCTTGCCTCTACGGCGGGCTTGGACACGACCTATCAGGTGCAAGGGGTCGGCATCCCCAACGCCACTTACGTCACCTCCGTTGGCGCTACGTCGGTCACGCTGAACTACCAGACGACCGAAACGGTTGTTGGCGGTCAGGTCATCTTCCAAAAGGTGAAATACGGCTTGCCCGCTGATTACGTTAGTACTGTTAATCGTACTCATTGGGATAAGAGCAAGCGTTGGGAAATGCTCGGCCCCGAGTCACCGCAACAATGGGAATGGCTGCTCTCGGGCTATATCAGCACCGGCCCGCGTATCCGCTGGCGTCTGCTCGGCAAATACTTCCAGATTTGGCCGGGAATGAACGGTGGCGAGTTGCTCGGCTTTGAGTACCGCAGCAAGGCGTGGGCAGAGGCGGCAGACGGCACCCCGCAAAACAGTTTCACCAACGACAACGACACTTGCATCTACCCAGATCGCCTGATGGTGTTGGGTACGAAGCTCAAGTATTTTGAGGCGAAGGGCTTTGACACGACCGCCCTCTACCGCGATTACCTGATGGAGTTTGAGACGGCTGTGGCGCAAGACACGGCTGCCGCCAACCTCTCGTTTGCCCCGCGACCGGGTACGGTGTTGATTGGTTACGACAACATCCCCGATAGCGGCTATGGCACGGGCAACAACTAATGGCATCGCCCGTCCGTAGACGGCTAATCCAGCGCACGACGAACAACGTCGCATCCCTGCCTGCCCCCGTGGGCGGGTGGAACGCCCGTGACTCGCTCGCCAACATGGCCCCAACCGACGCCGTTACGCTAAACAACCTGTTTCCGGGTGTGTCTAGCGTGTCGCTGCGCGGTGGGTACGTTAAACACGCCACCGGCATGACAGGGCAGATTGAGAGCCTGCTCGTCTACAACGCCGCTACGGTTGACAAGATGTTTGCTGCTGTCGGCGGCAACATTTTTGAGGTCACCACGGCGGGAGCGGTAGGCGCGGCCAAGGTTACGGGCCTGTCTAACAGCCGTTGGGAATACACCAACATTACAACGTCAGGCGGCGGGTATCTTTACGCTGCTAACGGCGCAGACAAGCCGCTGCTGTTTGACGGTACGACATGGACGCCGATTGACGGCGCATCCACGCCCGCCATCACAGGCGTAACCACGACGAGCTTGATGCAGCCGACGCTGTTCAAGAATCGGATGTGGTTCATCCAGAAGGACACGCTTAAGGCTTGGTATCTGCCGACAGCCTCTGTGGGCGGTGCAGCGCAGGTGCTTGACCTGTCCTCGGTCGCGCACTTGGGTGGCACGTTGGTTGCGATGGCGTCATGGACGATTGACGCAGGCTACGGCGTTGACGATAACCTTGTTTTCATCACCGATCAGGGCGAAGTCATCGTATATCGCGGCACCGATCCCTCTAGCGCCTCCACATGGGCGCTGATCGGCGTCTGGATCGTCGGTGCGCCAATTTCCCGTCGTTGTTTGCAGAAATACGGCGGTGATTTGCTTATTTTGACGCTAGATGGCCTGATTCCGTTTGCTTCTGCGCTGCAATCGTCTCGCCTAGACCCGCAGGTATCTCTGTCAGACAAAATTCAGGGCGCGTTTGCAGCGGCTGCAAGGGCATACAAAAACAGTTTTGGCTGGGCATTGCTCTATAACCCGCTCAACAACGCCCTGATTGTGAACATCCCGACAGGCACAAGCGGCCAAGAGCAGTTTGTGATGAACAACATCACCAAAGCGTGGTGCAAGTTCACGGGTTGGAACGCTAACTGTTTCGCCCTGCTGAACGACAAGCCGTATTTTGGCGGTGATGGCTACGTTGCCGAGTGCTGGACAACGGCAAGCGGCTCTGGCGGGTATAACGACGACGGTATCGCCATCAACACGCAGGCGCTTCAGGCGTTTAACTACTTTGAGACGCGAGGCGTCATCAAGTATTTCACCCGCGGCCGCCCGACTATCTATAGCAACGGTCAGCCGACCATCAACATCGGCATGAACGTGGACTTTCAGACCAACGCCGACCTCGGTGCGCTGTCCTTTGTGGCAACGCAGTACGGTCTATGGGACGTTGGCCTATGGAATCAGGCGGTATGGGGTGCTGACCTCATCATCACGAACAACTTTGTAGGTATCCAAGGCATCGGGTATTGCGGTGGGTTGGTTTTCAACAGCACCAGCAAGAACGTTTCCTTGGAATGGGCATCAACGGACGTTGTGTATCAACTCGGATGGGCTGGCGCATCGTAAACGGCCCCCATGTGGGCCATTGGGTCATGTCGCGCACGGACGGCAATTACAACGCCGACCGTTCAGTTGCTATTGGTCTTGAAAAAGATGGTGAGTTGGTCGCCGGTACGGTTTATGAGATGTGGAACGGCAGATCGGTCGTTTGCCATATCACTTGGGATCAACTCACACCGTCTTACTTGGCGGCGATTTACGATTATGCGTACAACGTCGCAAATGTTGATAAGATAATAGGGCCGATTTCCAGCAACCATACCCGGGCGCTGAAACTGGTCACGAAAATGGGGTTTTCCGAGGAAGCGCGCATTAAGGATGGCGCACCCGACGGAGACATTGTTTTTATGACGCAAACACCTGACAAGTGTCGTTTCTTGGAGCCGAGGTATGGGCAAAAAATCACCAACGCCGCCGCCAGCACCTGATTACACCACCCTTGCCATCAAGCAGGGTGAGGCCAACTTGGCAGCCGCCAAGCAATCGGCCTATATGTCCAACCCCAACATTGATGCCCCAACGGGGTCGCAAAGGGTTACTTGGACGAAAACGCCGACGGTAGACACCGACGCCTACAACAAGGCGATGGAGGCTTGGCAAAATCAACTGTACTCAAATCCCGAGTTTGCAGGCGAAGCGCCGACGCAAGAACAGTTCACGACTTACATTGAGCAGCCGACCGTCACGCAAACCATTGACCCCAATGCGTTGGCGGCACTTCGCGCTCAAGAATTAGCGCAACGGCGTATGTCAGAGGCTGCCGCTGGCGCGGCTGCGGGGCTTAACAACCTCGGCATCGCATCGGCGTTTGACACCCGCAATTTGCCAAGCATTGGCTATGACATCGGTTCCGCTGGCGCGATTCAAGGCGCACCGCAAGGCATTTACGCACCGATCGCCGGTTACGCGCAAGAGGCGCTGCCGGGGCAGGTAACGGCAGGTCAGCAAGCGCAAGCGAACGTTCCGGTGCAAGGAGCCATTATGGCTCCCGGCTCGCAATACTACGGCCTTGCGGGCGGCGGCCCGTCTGCTCCAACCAACCTCGGGCAATTAGATGCAAGTCAGTTTTATTCACAAAGCGCCCCCGGCGGCCAAGCGTTTGGAACCGCACAAGGCGGCCCCGCTGGCGGTCTTTTTGGTTTGGCGCAGGCTGGCCCGCAAGGATTAAACCTGCAAGGGCTTGATCTGTCAGGCGTTGGCGGTGTGGCCGGTGGCCCGCAACAAGGCCAATTCGGCTACGCACAACAATTTGTGGGCGGCCCGCAGTTACAGAGCCAGATTGATATTGCCAACTTGCCACAGGGGCCAGTAAACGCCGGCATGACGGCGCAGACGGCGTTGCTGTCACGCTTGTCGCCGCAGTTGCAGGGCGAGCGTCAGCAACTCCAGACGCAACTGATTAACCAAGGCTTGCGACCGGGTGGCGAGGCATATAACTCGGCCATGTCGGCGCAAATGCAGAAGGAAAACGACCTTCTGTTGCAAGCCGCCGCGCAGGGCATCAGCCTTGATCAAGCCGCTCGCCAGCAGGCGTTTAGTGAGCAGCAATCTCGCGCCATGTTTGCCAACCAAGCCGCCATGTCAGGCTTTGGCGCAGGCATGGAGCAAGCGCAGCTTTACAACGTCGGACTCGGCCAAAACCTTCAGCAATCCTTGGCGACGCAAGCCGCGCAAAACCAAGCGCAGCAGCAAGCCTTCCAGCAGCGCCTACAAGCGGGTGAGTTTGGCCGTGAGGCGCAACTAGCATCGTTTGGAAGTCAGCAATCTGCCGCAGATGCGTACAACCGCGCTATTGCACAGAACTTTGGGCAAGCTCAAGCCGCACAACAGATGCAAAATCAGGCCATCGGCCAGAATTTTGAGCAGGCTTTGGCGGCGCAACAAGCGCAAAACGCAGCCATCGCGCAAAACTACCAGCAAGCCCTTGGTGCGGGTCAGTTCAACCGCGAGGCGTTGTTGCAGCAGTTTGGAATGGGCCAATCGGCGCAAGAATTGCAAAACGCTGCGATTGCACAAAATTACCAGCAATCGTTGGCTCAAACCGAAGCGCAAAACGCTGCATTGCAGCAGATTTTTGGGCAAGGCGTTACGCAACAAGAACTGCAAAACGCTGCCGCCGCGCAAAACTTCCAACAGCAAGTCGCCGCACAGCAAGCCAACCTTGCTCGTCAGGCGCAGCAAGTTGGTCAGGCGCAAGGAGCCGCAGGGTTCTACAACGAGGCGCAGTCGCAGGCGATGCAACAAGAGCTGTCTCGGCAGGCTGCCGCCAATGCCGCCCAACAACAGCAGTTCCAGCAGAACATCGCGCAACAGCAGTTCCGCAACACGGCGATCCAGCAAGCACTTGCCCAGCAGGCCGCAATCCGCAGCATCCCGGTCAACGAGATCAGCGCATTGTTGTCAGGTGGTCAGGTCGCCGTCCCGCAGTTCCAAGGCTATCAAGGCGTGTCGGTTGCACCGGCTCCTCTATTTCAAGCGGGTCAAGCTGGTGCCGATTACAACATGGGACTTTACGGAGTCAGGGCAAATCAAGCAGCCAGCAGTAATGCCGCAACAACTGGCGCTGTTGGTT